GACTGTTTGACAAAGAGCCACCGCCAGAGGTTTGGAAGGCGGGGTGCGAAGAATGGGTGTGGGACGAAATACCTTTTTAATACTTGACTATTCACAAAACCTAATTCATAATCACCACACATTCACACAACAACGGAGCAAATCATGGAAAACAAAGGCGTAGCGCGTATCGGTAACGGTGGCAAACTTCACCCCGCAGTTAAGCACCCGACATACGGAATCATGTTCCGTTGCTCATGCCCCGGTACCAAATCCGGTCACGCAACATGGTCAGCGCAGTTTTTCCCGAACCGCGAAGCAAACTGCAAAAACTAACCAGACCGCGCCTTTCGGGGCGCACTACTGAGGCCATATGCGAGTCGCCCCCATCCCCACACACCTTAGCCATGCGCTGATACTGAATGTGCACTATGCCCGTCGTTTGTGCCCAATCAGTTATGCCTTTGGCTTGTTTGATGGTCACGACATGATTGGCGTTGTGACTTACGGTGTGCCTTCATCAGCCCCGTTGCGTGAGGGTGTGTGTGGGGTGCGATACGCAGATGCCGTGCTGGAATTAAACCGTCTGGTGTGTGAGAACCGTAAAAACGCAGCGTCATACCTTGTCGGCAACAGCTTGAAAATGCTCCCTAAGCCGTCCGTTGTAGTGTCCTATGCCGACACATCAATGGGTCATGTCGGGTACGTTTATCAGGCTACAAACTGGCTGTATTGCGGTTTGAGTGCCAAGCGTACCGACTGGCGTATCAAGGGGCTTGAGCATTTGCATGGCGCAACTATCGCAGACATGAGCCGTGGGCAGGAAAACCGAGCCGAGTATATGCGGGCACGTTTTGGCGATGACTTCTATTTGCAAGACCGCCCCCGCAAGCATCGGTATGTCTATTTTGTGGGAGACCGTAAACAGAAACACGCAATGCGCCAGTGCCTTGCGTACCCCGTTGAGCCTTACCCTAAAGGCGATAGCCAACGGTATGAATTACCCGAACAAGGCTGGACTGAGCGCAGCCTATTTGATCAATGACTTTTAACCACAGGAACCACTAATGACCACATTCTTAACCCTTAGACTGCCGTCTGAACTTCTGGAAAAGCTGCGTGACCTCGCCAAGCGAGAGAACCGCAGCATGTCAGCACAAGCCCTTCACATCATTACTCAATTTTTGGAGCAAAACAAATGAAAACCTTAATCGCCGCAATCGCATTGACCCTGACCACATCGGCAAGCGCTGCATGTTTTGGTTCGGCTAATTATTACAACTGCACCGATGCCCAAAGCGGCAACAACTACAGCGTGTCCAAGTTCGGCAACACAACCAACGTGCAAGGTTACAACAGCAACACGGGCAGCACTTGGAGCCAGAACAGTTACCAGATTGGCAACACAACCAACACTTACGGCACAAACAGCAATGGTCAGTCGTGGAACAAGACGGACACGCCGTATGGCAGCTACGGCACGAACAGCAATGGACAACCTTTCTACTATGGGCGCTAACATGAACTGGCTCGATAACCACCCGATCACCGCTGGCGCACTGTACGGTGCGGCCCTTTTCCTGATGATGTGGGGGATGCTATGACTTGCGTACAAGAATGGGCATTAGGCGCCGCCTTTGCCATTGGAATCCTGGCAGCACACTTTTTGTTTTGGGGGGTGGTATGACCGACAAGATTGAGACAGGCGGGCCAGCGTTTCCGCACAGCAGACTTGGATCAGATACCGACGGTATGACCATGCGTGAATATTTTGCTGCGAAGGTGCTCCCCGCTATTTATCAAGACGCAATGACAGAGGCAAGGCAAGGCAGCGGCCTTCTAAGGTTGGAGGATTGGCGTGTTGGTCTTGCGCAAGACGCTTACGCAATGGCAGACGCCATGATGAAAGCGAGAAAGAAATGACAGTTTGCATAGAGTATGAGGGATACAAAAACCAAGATGGGTACGGTTGGGTAACCTTTAGGGGGAAGAACATGGTTGCATCGCGCAGAGCATGGATTCTCGCAAACGGTGAAATCCCCGCCGGAATGAGCGTACTGCACAAATGCGATAACCGCGCTTGCGTAAATCCAGAGCACTTATTTCTCGGCACTCAGCAAGATAACGTAGACGACATGATAGCCAAAGGTAGGAAGTGGGTAGGCGTATCAGTCAGAAAAGCAGACGGTCTTCCAAGTAGGGCAATCCTCAGTGCCGATGAGATAGATCAAATCAAGTCAATGCGTATTTCTGGAATGTCACAACAGGCAATTGCCAACATCATCGGCGTTTCTCAAGGGTGCATTAGTCAACTACTAAGAGGGGTAACCAAGTATGCAAACAGACCGTGAACTGCTGAAGTTGGCTGCGAAGGCGGCGGGTGAGATTACCCCAATTTTGTACGGAAATGATGATTATTTTGACGGCGTTTTAAGTTGGTGGAACCCCCTCACCGATGACGGCGACGCGCTGCGGTTGGCTGTGAAAATCAAGTGGGTTCCTAGTCGAGTGGAAGTTGTCGGATTGTCAATGAACGAAGACCCCTACGCCGCAACCCGCCGCGCAATCGTGCGTGCTGCTGCCGCCATGGGAAAGGATATGGAATGAACAAAGATTTTTTTGTGGGTCAGTCCGTGCGGCTAACCACAACCTACTTTGGCGGTGCAGTGTATGACCGAAAAGGCAACATCACAAACGCTAAGTCACCCGGCGTGAAGTCTGTTTACGAAGGAGAAATAACATTTGTCGGGCCTGAAGGCCGGGGGCCAAGTGCAATTATTGTTCGCTGTAAAACCAAGCAAAAAAGCAAAGCATCTTTGGATGAATTTACTTTTTATCCTCATGAGATAGAAAACCCTAAAAATATGGGCGGCAAGTTGGTGCGCGTGGAGTTAATAGCATGACCCCAGATAAAACCCTCCTTCAAGGCAAACCCTACACCCCCGCCTGCGCCACTGATATACGCAACACATGGGCGAAGCATTGCCCGATGTGGGCTGAGAGGGTCAAGATGCCGTTGATGCCGTTACCGGTTGCCCGTGTTGAGACTCATTACAAGCCGAGGGTGAAATGAAACTACCAGAAGAAATGACATTGACCGACTTCTTTGCTGCGTTTGCGCTTGCAGGGATGATTTCAAATCAAAATGAAATGGACATTTATGAAGGCGATATAAGCGACATTTGTTGTAGAGCATATTTAATTGGAATAGAAATGGCTAAAAACAAGGAGTCGAACGATGAACGATGAAGATTACATTCAAGGGATGCACCAAGCCCAATGCGCCATTGAGGTTGCACTAAACGATTTGGTTGATAAGCGTATTTGCACCAACGAGCAAATAATTGATGCCTTGCTATGGTGGTCGGAACAAGTAAACCAAGCGTATCCGCCAGAAGGTTCACCGACAGTGTTTGCAGGCGTTGAAGGGACTTTACAATGAAACCCCAAGTCCACATTGACGCAGAAAAACTGCAACAACTCTTCCGAGAAAACGCCACCTTGAGAATCCTGGTGGAGGATCTGATTGACCCAGAGATGTACGGGCACAGGCTAAAGAATGTGCTGCCAGAGTTGTTTGAACGTGCGGCTAAGACAAGGGAGGGGTGGAAGTGACCCCCACCCACGCCAAGATCATAGCCTTGCTGCGCACAGTGGCAAAAGCGGAAATCCACCAATGGCACCACCCCACTGATGAGGAACTGGAACGGTTGTGGAATGAGCGCATCGTAAAGATGCTGGATGAGTTAGAAAAAGAGATAGGAGACGATGGGAAATGAGCATCAAACTTACCCCCAGACAGAGACAGATAGCAATTCTGAAGCAGCGTGGGGCAGCGAACAAAGAGATTGCCATTGTGCTGGACATCACAGAGGACACAGTGAAAAGCATGTGCAAGCGTATTCGAGAGAAGTGCAAAGAGTTTGGCGTGGACATGTTTGCCATGCCAACGGACCGACAAGAGCGCATGAAGGCTTTCCGGGGCCTTGTACGGGCGCAAAAGATTGCCGACAACTTTGGGGGTGAGCGAGCATGAAAACACTGTCAACCCGGCAGAAGGTATTAGACCTGATTGCCAAAAAGCCATCGACTTGCGCTGAGATGTCCGAAATCATCGGTGTGGCTGTCATTACCGTCAGACAATATTGCCGTGACCTAGAGCGGGCTAAAAAGGTGTACAGATGTGGTCGCAAGGATGAGGGCTACATGTACACCACGGAACCAACTATGCCCGTGGACAAACTTGTGATCCAGGTTCTCAAAAAGGAATCGCTGTCTTGCAAGGCTCTGGCTAAGAAGGTCGGCATGAGTCGGTCCGGGCTTGGCAATATCATCAGGCGCATGGAGGAAGCAGGCGCAGTGCGTTTTAACAGGGCGCCAAAGCCCCAAGACAGCAAATACATACTTGTGAACGCACAGGCTTGGGAAGCCGCCAAAAAGGCTCCTGTGATGCGGGTGATGCCGAAGATTGATAAAGCTGAGTTTGTTGGAATGTTCAAGGGGTCGCCTTGGCAGGGAATGGAGAATTTTTTATGAACAGGGAAGATGTGTTGAGGATGGCGATGGAAGCAGTACTGAAAAAGTTTAAGTAATTTTATCTAGGAGAAATAAATGAGCAACACAATCAATATCAATGGCATTGAGTACGTTCCTGCATCTGAAGTGCAACAACGAGTATTAGGAAAACGAGCAATTGTTGTAGTAGACCGAGGGTGGATTTTTGCGGGGGACGTTACCCGCGAAAATGGACGTATCAAACTTGATCGGGCTGTGCATGTGTTCCGATGGGAGGAGGTCGGCTTTGACGGTGTTATTAAAAACCCTAAGTCAATCAAAGTAACGCTGAAACCGATGCCAAACGGTGTAGACCTTCCCGAAGGCGCGGAGATTTTTTGTGTGCCGGTTGAGGATAACTGGGGGCTGTAATGAGTGCAGATATGTTTAAGCCTGTTGGTTACGGCAACGGCTACGGCTACGGCGACGGCATCGGCTATGGCTATGGCTATGGTAACGGCGACGGCATCGGCGACGGCTATGGCTACGGCGACGGCAACGGCTATGGTTATGGCTACGGCTATGGCGACGGCTACAGCGATGGCACTGGCGACGGCAACGTCTATGGCATCGGCTACGGCAACGGCGACGGTAGCGGCAACGGTAATGGCACAATTTCAAATAACCCAAGAAAAATCAGGACAAAGTAAAAAGCAAGAGGAATCACTATGAACGACAAAGACTTGTTGGAACTGGCTGCAAAGGCAATTGGAATTGATTATTGGTTCGGCAAAGAGGGGACAGTTGAATGGAACCCCCTCACAGATGACGGTGACGCACTGCGCTTGGCTGTGAAGTTGGACATTGAATTTTATCAAGGCGATGACGACGGCCCGTCAGTCTATGCGGGGTATTGGAGCAAGCCTGAGCGTCGAGATGTAACAAGGCTTTTTGCTGTTGAACCAATATCTGGCGACCCCTACGCCGCAACCCGCCGTGCAATCGTTCGGGCTGCTGCCGCCATGGGAAAGGGTATGGAATGAACAACACAAAAGTCATTAGCCTTCCGGCTAGTACAAATTTTACGCCGAAACTAGCGCTCAAATCCGCTTTGGATTTAACTGAAGAAGGTTTCATTGAAGATGTATTGATCGTTGGTTTTGACAATGAAGGAGCGCTGTTTATAAGGTCGTCCCGTATGTCAAGGTCTGATGCGTTGTTCATGCTTGAAAAAGCAAAGGACTGGGCGATGAATGGGGGCGAACAATGACCCAATGGAACAAACTCACCGACGAAGATCGTGAACGCGCACTGAAGTCTATGCCCGACATGCTTGAAGGCTTCCTGAATACTTGGGGTTGGTTGCACTTTGCAAAGGCGATTGAGGACATTTGCAAGGAGAAGAACGCCGCCCCCGCAGCCAGTGTGCAGCCGGTGGCGTGGTTACACGTCGGCGGTGTTTATCGCGCAGAACCCGAGGAATGGGAGCTTGAGGCTAAACGGGGCTTGTGTGACGAATTGAATGAAAAGCACATCAACAAACCGACAGCATTACCGCTCTACCCCCACCCACCCCCCCCC